CCTTGAAGACCTTGCAAAAAAGACCAAAAAAGAGTTAGTCGATCTTGCAAAAGAAAGGGGTCTCGAAGTTAAGTCTAAAATGAAGAAAGACGAAATCCTTGACCTTTTTCGATAGATAGTTTATACTATGTTTTTTATTATGGAGATGCTTGAATGCGTGATGAATTTTTGTGGGTTGAGAAATACCGACCTCAGACTGTTGCTGAAACTATCCTTCCGAAACCTCTGAAGGATACCTTTCAGAAGATTGTCGATGGCGGCGAACTTCCTAATATGATGTTCACGGGCACTGCTGGTCTGGGTAAGACAACAGTTGCCCGTGCCATCTGTAATGAACTTCGTCTTGATTATATTATTGTGAACGGTTCAGAAGAGGGTAATATCGACACCCTTCGTGGTAAGATCAAGCAATTTGCTTCATCGGTCTCGCTCTCTGGTGGGTACAAGGTAGTAATCCTTGATGAGGCAGATTACCTAAATCCTCAGTCGACTCAACCTGCGCTCCGTGGGTTTATCGAAGAATTCTCTAAGAATTGTCGGTTCATTCTTACCTGCAACTTCAAGAACAAAATCATTGAACCTTTGCACTCTCGTTGTGGCGTTTACGAGTTTAACTGCACCAAGAAAGAACTTGCCAAGTTGTCCTCTGACTTCTTTGTTCGTATGATTCATATTCTTGAAGGCGAAGGTGTATCCTTCAATAAAGAAACCGTTGCCCAACTCATTATGAAGCATGCACCTGACTGGCGCCGAGTCTTGAATGAGGCACAGCGGGGTTCTATTTCTGGTACGCTGAGCACAGAGGTTCTTATTGGCGGTAATGCCAGTTACTCTGATCTCTTCAAGGCACTCAAGGAAAAGGACTTCAAGAAGATGCGTTCTTGGGTTGTCAACAATATGGACGTTGAACCTGCTGCAGTCTTTCGTGGCATTTATGATACGATGAGTGAGGCAGTCGTCCCCCAATCTATTCCTCAACTGGTCCTTATTTTAGCAGACTATCAATACAAAAACGCATTCGTTGCAGATCACGAATTGAATCTTGTTGCTTGTATGACGGAGATTATGGCAAATGTCGAATTCAAATAGAATCGCTTACGACTACCAAAATGATGTAGAGAACTTTATGGAGGCAGTGAATCACCCTCCACTTTATGCGAGTGATCGTGGAGTCGAAAACTTTACTCAGCAAGCAGAACTTTATAAAAATCTGATTGTTGAAGAATTTCACGAGACTATAGAAGCATTTGCATATAAAGACATCGTTGGAGTCGCAGACGGTCTTGCCGATATGGTCTGGGTCATCATGGGTCTTGCTTCCTCTCTAGACATTCCATTCAATAAAGTCTGGGAAGAGGTTCGTGCTTCAAACATGAGCAAAATTGTAGATGGTAAGGTTCTTTTCCGTGAAGACGGTAAGGTTATGAAACCTGAAACCTACTTCAAACCAAATATCAAAAAGGCACTAGATCTAGATGATTCCGAATAAGTGGGATATCGCTCATATGAAGGTTGCGGAGACTTATGCTTCGCTCTCTTCTGCTGAGCGGATGAAAGTTGGTGCGATTCTTGTAAAACAAAATCGTATCATCTCTATTGGTTACAATGGAATGCCGAGTGGTTGGGATAATACTTGCGAAGAACCTGCTCATAATGTTGTTGGGGTTAGAAAAGACGGAAATGATATTGTCGAAATCTATTTGAAAACCAAACCCGAAGTGCTTCATGCAGAAGCGAATGCAATTACAAAGGTTGCAAGAAGCAACGAAAGCAGTGAAGGATCCACCCTATATACCACTGTCTCTCCTTGTATGGAGTGCGCAAAAATGATCTATCAATCAGGCGTCAAGAAAGTCTGGTTCAAAGACGAGTACCGCGACAAATCTGGGATAGATTTTCTCATTAAATGTAATGTGGAAGTCTTTAAATATGTCGATCCAAACGAAACAAATGTCACCTTATGACAACGTACTTTATTTTCCAAAAAACATAGATGTAAGAATTTGTCCTAAAAATGGAATGACGACCTTAAAGCGTGCTCTAGTTATGTTTTATGGTTCTGAACATATGGGGCACGTAACAGGAAACTACAATTATCGATATCGGAGAGTTACAAAAGAATCGGATTCTTTCTCTTTACCCTTTCGAAAAAACTCAATAAAAATAGCAATTAGGAGAGACCCTGTTGACCGTTTTAAATCTGCTTGCGAGTTTATTCAAAAAGAACGTTCATATTTTATACGAAATGGTAGACCAAACGACCTTCCCGAACTTTCTTTAAAGATTGATGAAGTGATACAATCAATTAAAGATCAAACCATAAGGAATAATCACTTCTTCACTCAAACCTGGTATATGGGCAAAAAAGAAGATTATGACATGATCTTTCATATTGATGAACTACCCAAACTACTCGCCTTTCTACAAGAAACGTGTGAGTTAGATGAGAAAAAAACGCTTGAAGGAATTCATGAAAATAAAACCACAATGAAACTTTACAATGAAGCATTGACTCAAGAAAATATCGATCAAATAAAAGAACTGTACGCAAAAGATTATAAGAATGGATGGTGTAAGCAAGAGGATTTTATTTGATCTTATTCTGTAAAGAATTTATCAAACCCAATAAGTATGCTAGAATATTTACTCTGATAAATCGCGAGAAATTTTGTTATGAATCCATTTGATTTTCTGAACGCAATAAACACAACGAAAGAGAACTTGATTGTAGACGACATTACCGAGAAGCAATATGTTCCTTTCGTTGTGAACAGAAGTCTTTCGTATTTTGCAGATACAGTGCACTTTGCAAATGCGATGAATCAATATCACCACCTTGATAAAAATCTCCAATTTCAATTTTTAATAAATATTGTTCGGAAGCGTAAGCGTTTCTCTAAGTGGGACAAACCCACGAAAGTAGATGACTTGGAAGCAGTAAAAGAGTATTATGGGTATAGTAACGAAAAAGCACGCCAAATAATCTCTCTTCTCTCTTCCGACCAAATAACAATAATAAAGAAAAAGGTGAACAAAGGTGGAAGAAAATAACTTTGTAGAATGGTCTCCAGAGAAGATGCTGGAGATAACTTTAGAACAACCCGACGATTTCTTAAAAGTCAGAGAAACTTTGACACGCATCGGAGTTGCTTCTCGTAAAGAGAAAAAACTGTTTCAGTCTTGTCATATTCTTCACAAACAAGGTAGATACTTTATTGTTCACTTTAAAGAACTTTTCTTGCTTGACGGTAAAAAATCTAATCTAGAACTCTCTGATGTTCAACGTAGGAATACGATAGCAACTCTACTTCAAGATTGGGGATTGGTTCGCATCGAGTCTAAAGACCTCGCAAAAGACTGTTCTCCGATGAGGCAGATAAAGATCATTGGGTTTAAAGAAAAGGATGAATGGGAACTTTGTCCCAAATATAATATTGGTTCAAAATAAAATGCTAAATCTTTTTCGTGGAAAAGAAGAATTGATCGCCGAGAAAAAATTCTTCTTTGGAAAACTTGACATTGATTTGAATTTTGATTGGAACGATTATATAGATTTGATGGATAGTCATCCTGAAAAATTATACGACCGTAACACCACCAAGTTTAGGATTGGATTGAATTCTTTTCATAGCAGACCCTCTGCTCCTGTTTTTGCAAGGCAGATAGTAGAGGAGATGCAAGAGTTCTTTCCTTTACATAACACGAAAATAACCAATATTGCTTTTAGTGGTTTTGGCAGGAATAGTGATAGTTATCCCTGGCATGCCGATAGAATGGATGTTTTCCTTGTTCAAGTCTTGAATAAAATTGAGTTTAGACTCGAAGGATTTAACAATGAAGACCCCATATGGTTCTGTCCCGGAGACTTTGTTTGGATTCCGAGAGGAACTCATCATCAGATTATCCCTCATGATTCAAGAGTAACTTTTTCTTTTGGTGTTGAGGGAGACCCTGATCCTTGCACGTACTTTTGATATAAGTATCTTTGGATGCGGATATTCCGGTCCATAATTAATCTTGCTTAACTAAGGAGATATCATCATGCCTAACCATGATCTCTTGCCTCTTGCTGGGGCGCTTCCTCGTTTTATTGGTTTCGATAATCTGTTCCGTGACATGGAACTTCTAACCAAAACGTCAAACCAACAAAACTACCCTCCGCATAACCTCATCAAGTATGATGATTATACCTATCAACTTGAGTTTGCGTTGGCGGGTTTTGAAAAGGACGAACTTCAGGTAGAACATCACGGCACTGACTTGACCGTTTCCGGTGAGCAGAAAGCACGTGACGACGAACCTTGTGAGTTTCTTCACAAGGGGATTTCTGCCAAGAAGTTTAAGAAGTCCTTCAAGATCTCGGAGCATATGAATGTTGTAAGTTCTTCTTATACTAACGGCATTCTTTATGTCCTTCTGAAACTTGAACTGCCTGAAGAGAAAAAACCTAAAGTTATTTCTATTCAATAGGAGATCATGGTGCCCCGAAAGGGGCACCTTTTATTATGAAAGCATATCAGATCGTAGATTTAGAAAGTCCTGTTTCTCTTGAGTATTCTTCCATTTCAAGAGAATCTTTTCTTCCAGCCATTGAAGCAGGAATCATAGAAGAGATAATTCCGTTTCAGTGTGTCACACCAAAGACATTAAGTCAGTATGAGCATCTTTACGATTGGCGCCCAAGTCTCATGAAGTTGGATAGACAAACAAAAGAGAATCATAGCGATACTGAAAAGGCAGGGATGTGTTCTCATTGGGAGTTAATGAAGCGACAAGGTGAAACTGAAGAGAGGTTTTTGATATTAGAACATGATGCGTTTCTTCTACCAGACCAACTCGAAAATTTTAAGTATCTGATCAATTTTATTTTAGAGAAAAATGTTTGCTATGCTAACATTGGTCTCTTCATGGCGTGTTACACATTCAGTACTCATTGTGCAGGGTGGATGTATCAACTCTTGAACGAACAAAAATTTTGGATTAATGGTGGTCCTTATGGTGTTGTCGAAAGATTGTTTAGGAATTATACTACACAGTATTTGAGAAAACGAAATTATCTAGACATAGATCCTACTGTTATTCACCCATGGCATCATTGTGACACGCTTGGATTTGGTAGAAAGGTCGAGCGATATTTTAATGAGTATGACCCAAAACCAAAAGAATCCAGAAAAACTCCTGTGACTCAGGTAATCAAAAAAAGTTTGAAAGTAACTCAACATCACCACACTTATCAAGAAAGATATTTGGAAAAACCTTGGAGCAGGCATCATTATTTTCACGTGATCGATTGACATTTTCGATAGGTTCAAGTATAATAGACTCCCTACAATAAAGGAGTATGCATGAGTAATTTTTATACATCGGTTGCTCGTCAGGGCAACTACATCTTGATGCGCGGTTATGAGAACGGCAAGCGCATCCAGCACCGAATCCCGTTCAAACCTACTCTCTTTGTACAATCAAATACACATCAAACTGAATGGCGGGGACTGGACGGGACACCTGTCGAACCGATAAAGTTTGACAACATGAAAGAAGCAACTAATTTCACTGCCAGATATGATGACGTCGAGAATTTTAAAATCTATGGAATGAATAATTATGTCTCACAGTTTATTGCCGAGGCATACCCCAAAGAAATTAAATTTGATCGCGAGGATGTAAAGGTCTGCGCGATTGATATTGAGGTGGCGTCCGACGATGGATTCCCCCAACCCGAGTCTGCTGAGAAGCAGGTCATCTCCATCACAATGAAGAACGAGAAAGGACCATACCGAGTCTGGGGTCTGTATGATTATGAGGTAAAGAACAGCGACATTATCTATGAGAAGTGTGTGTCGGAAGTTGAATTGCTACTCAACTTCATGAAAGAGTGGTCAATGGATACTCCTGACATTATTACTGGTTGGAGCACCAAGACTTTTGATATTCCTTACCTAGTCAATCGTATTAATAAACTGATTGGTCCTGAGACTTCTGCCAAGTTCTCTCCCTGGGGCATCGTGCGCGAGCGCAAGGTAAATGTGGAGGGTCGCCCTCATCAAACTTATGAGATTGTTGGCGTTGAGCATCTTGACTACCTAGATCTGTTCAAGAAGTTTACTCTGAACACTCTTGGGCGGCAGGAGTCTTATCGACTTGACCATATCGCCTTCGTTGTCCTTGGAGAACGCAAACTCTCCTATGATGAATATGGAACGCTTCATGCTCTATACAAGCATGACTTTCAGAAGTTTATTGATTATAACATTCGAGACGTCGAACTTATCTTTCGGATCGATGAAAAAGTTGACCTGATCTCACTTGCTTTGACCATGGCGTATCGTGGTGGTGTAAACTACAGCGATACCATGGGAACGACTACTATTTGGGATACCATCATCTATCGTATTCTGCAGGGAAGGAAGATTGCCGTTCCGCCCAAAGTCGAGAAACCAAAGACTCAGTTTCCTGGTGCTTATGTGAAGGAACCTCAGATTGGTTCACATGACTGGATCGTATCCTTTGACCTGAACAGTCTGTATCCCAATATCATCGTTCAGTATAACATGTCGCCCGAGACCGTGCTTGATGGTATCGTTCCTAATATGAGCGTGGAGAAAATACTCAAACGTGCTAGCGGATCTGACGGGAAGTATTCTGTCGCTCCGACTGGTTCTCGATTCTCTCATGAACAGCAGGGTGTAATCCCTAGCGTGATCAAGCAGTACTATGAAGATCGCCGTGTGATTAAAAAGCATCTGCTTGAAGCAAAGCAAGAATACGAGAAGAATAAAACTAAAGAATTGGAGAATCGAATCTCGTCTCTGGACAATCAGCAAATGGCGATTAAGATTCTAATGAATTCGCTTTATGGTGCGCTAGGCAATCGCTGGTTTCGTTATTTTGATCAGCGAGTTGCGGAAAGCATCACTCTTGCGGGTCAGTTGTCAATCAAATGGGCAGAACGTGCCGTCAATGAGGAGATGAATAAACTTCTTCAGACTGACGAAGATTACGTTGTTGCGATTGACACTGACTCCTTATACATTCGCATGAATCCTTTGGTCCAGAAGTTTAATCCAAAAGACCCAGTCAAGTTTCTTGATAAGATCTGCCGGGAGCATTTTGAGAAAATTATTGCTAACTCTTATGAAGAATTGGCTTTGCTAACTAATGCTTATGAGAACCGAATGGAGATGGGAAGAGAAGTTATTGCGGATCGTGGAATCTGGGTTGCCAAGAAACGCTACATCCTAAACGTGCATAACAACGAGGGTGTGCAGTACTCCGAACCTAAACTAAAGATGATGGGCATTGAAGCAGTCAAGTCCTCGACGCCTCAGATCGTAAGAGACAAATTTAAGGAAGTATTTAAGATAATTGTTGAAGGCGGAGAGAAAGATACGCAGAAGTTTATTCGTAATTTTAGGGAGACTTTCTCCAAATTACCTCCGGAGGACGTGTCCTTTCCTCGAGGAGCGTCGAGCCTTACAAAGTGGCGAGATCGTACCTCTATCTACAAGAAAGGCACTCCGATCCATATTAGGGGGTCTCTCGTGTATAATAATCTGCTAAAAGAACTCCACTTGGAAAATCGATATGAGATTATCAAAGACGGAGAGAAGGTAAAGTTTGTTTATTTGAGAACTCCAAATAGGGTTCATGAAAATGTTATTTCCTATCCCATAAACCTTCCAAAAGAATTTGACTTGCATGCTCATATAGATTATAATACAATGTTTGAGAAAACGTTCCTGGATCCATTGCGTCCGATCCTGGATGCGGTGGGTTGGGAAGATGAACCTAAAGCAACTCTTGAAGACTTTTTTGGATGAGGATATATTATGTATAACAAGCGAAAGAATCGACTCGGTGTCGTATCACGTGAGACCATAAACGAACGTGTTCGAACACTATGGGGTGCCTCTACAGTTGAGTATAAACAATGTTCTTGCTGTAAAAAAGTTAAACCCCTTACAGAATTCTACACTAGTTCTAGCGGAACTGAATCATATGGCGTTCGGAATCAATGTATCGAATGCTGGGATGTTTATAACGGCAAGACTCCAAAGCAGGAATCCACTTCCTCTCTAGAAGAGTTTTTAAATGGACCATCAACTAACAATATTTTAGATTATAATACAATATTTGAGAAAACGTTCCTGCATCCATTGCGACCTATCCTGGATGCGGTAGGTTGGAAAGATGAACCTAAAGCAACACTTGATGACTTTTTTGGATAATGAACTATCAACTAACAATATTTAAGAATCAGTTTGACAACAAGACTCATCGTCGTCTGACCGTAGATTCCTGGTCAGACTTCGTTGATCTGTTGGGCGGACTGTCTCAGAAACGAGGTCAAAAAGGTGGTGGCAACAATAGTAGTCCTCTTATTTCTCCTGCTGTTTATACCGAGGGTACTACTCGATCTAATAAGAATGTTGTTTATTGGGGTGGTTGGGCTGCTGTTGACGTTGATGATTATATCATGGATAGTGCAGAATCTGCTCTGGGGTTAGAAAAGGTAATCCGTTCTCGTTTTTCTCACTGGGACTTTGTTTGCTATAGCACTGCCAGCAGCAAGATTGAGAAACCTAAGTTTCGTCTAGTCTTTCGATTGAATCAGCATGTCTCAGCAGAAAAGATTCGTCACTTCTGGCATGCACTCAATAAAGAACTTGGAGAGATTGGAGATGAGCAAACCAAGGATCTGAGTCGTATGTATTATGTGCCTGCTATATATCCGAATGCTCACAACTTTATCTTTGCTCAGACAACAAACAAACCAATTGATGTTGATTCTCTCTTAGAAAAACATCCTTATACTGAAAAGACCGGAAATGGCTTCCTAGATAAACTGCCTCTGGAATTGCAGAAGGCGATTATTGAGCATCGAAAGAATCAACTACAAAATACAAATATCAGATGGACATCATATAGAGACTGTCCTTTCTGGCCAAGAATGCTAGCGGCAGAATACCAACAGATCTCTGAGACTGGTTGGTATCATAAGATGTATCAGATTATGGTGGCAACTGCAGGAAATGCAATCAAATGTGGATACCCCATTACCGCAAATGAGATTGCTAATCTTTGTCGAGAATTTGACAAAGAAACAGGAAATTGGTATGAGAATCGTCCTCTCGCGGTAGAAGCGAACAGTGCACTCACATACGTTTATAGGAATGGTTAGGAGGTAGTATGAAAAGAGTTTTGGTGACAGGAGCAGGAGGATTTATTGGTTCTCAACTTTGTCGTCGCCTTTTAAATCAAGGGGTCGAAGTTCTTGGTATTGACAATTTAAACAATCACCTTTATGACCCTCAACTAAAGATCGACAGGATCGGCGAATTTAAATTAGACATAAAGGTTTTTAATTTAAACGAAAGAGAGACTCTCACAAGACTTCTAGAGTCTTTTTCTCCGGACCAAGTAGTGCATCTTGCGGCACATGCTGGCGTTCGTGATTCCCTTGGTAAAGAAACAGAATACCATAAGAATAATATTGATGCAACTCAGTCTTTGATTGATGCTTGTCGAAAACTCAAAAATCCTCCAAAGGTAGTATATGCATCTACCAGTAGTGTTTATGCAGAAACCAAAACTCTTCCCTGGACGGAGAATATTCTAGAGAGTCATCAGTTAAATCCATATGCGTATACAAAATACACGAACGAGTGTCAATTTAGGATCTCTGGACTGAATAATGTTGGATTGAGATTCTTCACCGTATATGGTCCA